ACGATGGGCCGCTCGTTGGTGCAGGTGTTCGGCGACAACTTCCGGTTGCCGCCGGATCCACCTGCCACGATCTCTGCGCCGACCCCGGTACCGACCCCGACCGTGGAGGTCCTGTTCGACGGCGAGCCAGCGACCGACGTGGCGGTCATCGCCAGCAACCGGCTCGCGTGCGTCTTTCCCGCAACGCCCCTGCCGCTGACCTTGCCCGACTACGGTGAGGGCGCGGTCGACGTGACCGTCCGCAACCTGGACGACACGGGGGACCCGATCCCGGGCGAGGAGGTCACCGTCGCGGACGGGTTCACCTACGCTCGGGTCGACCTCGCGGAGGGGGCCGACCTGACGCGACTCGTGCGCACCCTGCTTCGGCAGATCAAGAGCCACGTCCTGCCGAACACCCGGCTGAGCACTCACGCGGACTACGACGACGACGTCGTCGACGGGCTCAACATCACGGAGCTCGCCGAGCTTCCCGGGATCGCCCTGACCGGACCGGCGCTCTCCGAGAACCGCTTCTACTCTCTCAACGGAGAGACGGCGCAGGAGCTCGGGGGCGTGGAGGATCTGGTACTGCGCCGGCGCGCGCCCTACACGGTGGACCTGGAGTTCACGGTCGTGATCGTGACCGAGAACATGCAGGAGCTCTTGAACCTGATGACGCTGGTGCAGCAGTGGATGGACCGCAACCCGTTCCTCGTGATGGAGCGGTGCGAGGGCGTGCCGGCCCAGGGCACGGTCCGCTACGAGATGGATTGGTCCGACATCGGCAACCTCGCAGTCGGCGGCGGGGACAACGAGTCGAACATCCGCGTTGCGAGCGGTACCTTTCTCGTGAGGGGTTTCGACATCGAGGATCTGGCCGGCTTCGAGAACGAGCTCGGCCGCGCCCTCACGAAGGTCACGGAGGACGTCGTGCCGGGTGTCGGTGTCGGACAGACCGGAGAGAGCTACAACGTCGGCGCCAGCCCGCCCGGAGGAGACTGCTAGATGTCCACCATCGTCACCAACACGAAGAAGGACCGCCGCCCGATCACGCTGCGCCTGGATCACCCGAAGTTCCGGAAGGGGGTCTACGGCTACCGGCGCCAGGAGATCGCCGTGGTCGAGCGAGCCAAGGACGGGCGCACCGCCGTCCGCGAGCAGCGTCGCGCCATCGACGCCATGCTGACGCTGCGGTGGAAGGAGAGCCGCGAGCTCCCCGACGAGGTGCGCGCCTGCACCGAGGTGCGCGCCGCCATGCTCCGGGGCGACCTCGAGTTCGAGGATGCGCCCGAGCCGGCGCCCGCACCGAAGGTCAAGGCCGCTTCCAAGACCGAGAGCTCCTCGCGCAGCTCGCGCAAGAGCAAGAGCAACGACGACACCGAGGAGCAGCAGGGCTGAGGCCCGCGCGCGCAGACAGGAGCTAAGTCATGGGCAACGAGCTACTCGCCAGCAAGATCGCGATCGTCGAGGAGGAGCCTCGGATCCGTCAGATCGAGGGCGTCTCCACGAACGTCCTCGCGATGCTCGGTATCACCGAGCACGGGCCGGTCGACGAGAGCCGGCGCGTGACGTCGTTCGAGGAGTGGTCCCGCATCTACGGCGGCGACATCCTGGACGGCTTCGCCGCGCAGGCCGTCCGGGGGTTCTTCCAGAACGGGGGCACGCAGCTCCAGTTCCGCCGCGTGGTCCACTACACGGACCCCGCGACCCCCGCGACCAAGGCGTCGGCGCAGGCGTCCGTCCAGCTCGAGACGGCCAGCGGTGCGCCGACCGCCGGGGCCGTGCTCGGGACGGCGACGGAGCCGTTCGACCTGGACCCGGGCGACGACCTGGACATCGACGTGGACGGGGGTGGGCCGGTCACCGCGACGTTCTCCGCGACGGCGGCGTCGCAGACGTCGGGCAACACGGAGCCGTTCGCGCTCGCGGACAGCGAGACGCTGCTCGTCGACATCGACGGCGCGGGCGCCCAGACCATCACGTTCCTGACCGCCGAGTTCGTCTCGATCGGCGCGGCGACGGCGGCGGAGGTGGCGGCGGTCATCAACGCCAAGATCTCCGGCGCCAGCGCGAGCGTCTCGGCGGGCGCGGTCGTCATCACCAGCGACACGCAGGGCACCGACTCGAGCGTCGAGATCACCGGCGGCACGGCGGCGGCGGCGCTCGCGTTCCCCGGTGGCGTGGCGTCCGGCACGGGCAACGTCGCCAACATCAACGCGGTCACGGTCGCCGAGGTGAAGGCGGTGGTCGAGGCGGCCGTCGCGGGGCTGACGGTGAACGACGTCGGCGGCGCCGTCCAGATCGTGAGCAACACGACCGGCCTCAGCTCGAGCATCCTGGTCGCGGCGAGCTCGACGGCGGACGACGAGCTCGGGCTCGACAACGCCACGCACACCGGCACCGACGGTACGCCCACCGACGCCCTCCAGATGCTCGGCAAGTACGACGGTGCCTACGCCAACGACATCGCGATCCGCATCAAGGCGGCGACGTCGGGTGAGGCCAACGAGTTCAACCTCGAGGTCGTCGAGGACGGGTTGACCGTCGAGATCTTCCCGAACGTGACGATGGACCCGAACTCGACGCAGTACGTCGAGACGGTCATCAACGACGACGACACCGGGTCGGCCCTGGTCACCGCCAACGACAACTCGGTCAACTCCTTCCCCGACAACCGCCCGGCGGACGCGCTGAGCGCCACCATGACCGGCGGGGACGACGGACTGACCGGCCTGGCGGACACCGACTTCATCGGCGACCCCGCGGGCGACACGGGGCTCCGTGGGTTCGACCAGATCAACGACATCTCGCTCCTGGCGATCCCGGACCGCGCGACGGCGGGCGTGCAGCTCGCCATGATCACCTATGCGGAGATCACGCGGGGCGGCTCGATGTTCTGCGTGCTCGACCCGCCCGCGTCGCTGAGCGCGACCGGGGTCATCACATACGTCGAGACGACGGCGGCGCTCCTGAACCTGACCGAGTTCGCGGCCATCTACTGGCCGCGGGTCAAGGTCATCAACCCGAACCGCACGCTGTTCGGGGACGTCGACAACATCGTGGTGCCGCCCTCGGGCCACGTGACCGGCGTCTACGCTCGCACCGACGCCTCGCAGCCCGGCGGCGTCTACCAGCCTCCCGCAGGCGTGGAGCGCGGCATCCTCCAGGGCGTGGTCGGGTTCGAGACCGACGAGGTCCTCGACCAGGCCAAGCGCGACCTCGTCTACCCGAAGCGGATCAACCCGCTCACGGTCCAGCCGGGTCTGCCCAGGCACATCGACGGGACCCGCACGCTCAAGGGCAACGGCAACTTCCCGACGGTGGCGGAGCGTCGCGGCGTCATCTTCATCGAGCAGTCGCTCAAGAACGGCCTCCAGTTCGCGCGGCACTCGAACAACACGCCGGCCCTCCGTCGCACGGTGGACCGGACCATCACCGCGTTCCTGCTGATTCAGTTCAACAACGGGGCGTTCCGAGGTGAGACGCCGCAGACCAGCTTCTTCGTCGACGTCGGCGACGGGCTCAACCCCCCGACCGAGATCTTCGCGGGCCGACTGAACACTCGGGTCGGCCTCGCGACGAACAAGCCGGTGGACTTCGTCATCCTCCGGTTCAGCCAGGACACCCGCGCGCTGGAGGAGGAGCTCGCCAGCGCGGGCGTCTAAGGCTATCCCGGACGCTGACCCAGAGGAGACACCATGACCGTCATCGGCAACCCCCGCTCCTTCCACAAGAAGTTCAAGTTCATCGCGGAGATCGATGGCCTCGGCAGCGCCGCCTTCCAGACGGCCACCGAGCTCTCGGTCGAAGCGGCGAAGGTCGAGCACTTCGAGGGAGGTTCGCTCATCCCCGACAAGAGCCCGGGCCGGCTCACGTTCACGGACGTGACCCTGTCGCGGGGCGCGACCCAGGACCGCGACCTCTACAACTGGTTCGTCCAGGTGGCGAACGCGGCCCAGAACGCCGGGCTCATCGACCCGCTCTACAAGCGGCTCTGCGACATCATCCAGCTCGACCGGGACAACTCGGTCCTCCGTCAGTGGCGGCTGTTCAACTCGTGGCCCCAGAAGTTCAACGCGGGCGACTGGGACAACAACGCCGACGAGGTGGTCATCGAGCAGGTCGTGCTGACGTACGACTACTTCGAGCTCATCCAGGGTGGCGGCGGCGGCACCTGACGCGGTAGGCTTCCCGACCTAGACACGTGGACGCTCGGGACCAAACCCGGGCGGCTCCGCGGGGGAAGGAAGCCGATGAGCGAGAAGATGGACATCGTGTGCCCGTCCGGCCTGTCCGGACGGGTCCGTGGCGTGGTCGGGACGGAGTTCAACGTCTTCACCGATCAGCGCGCGATGCGGGACGGGCGCGCCGCCGACCGCATCCTCAGCCTGTGCTGGGAAGA